CTTGCATCAGGTACTGGACAAGGTAAATCAAGTTTTATTCTATATGCATATGTTTATAGACCTCTAATGGAACATATAGATGATGACAATTTCTATGTTTCGTATTTCTCTCTAGAGATGCCAGCAACTGTAATATTTGGTAAATTACTTTCTACTTATATATTTGAAAAATATCATAAAAGACTTTCTATAACAGAAATTCTTTCTAGAAAGAAAGGATATATTCTTAATGATGAAAATTATGAGATTGTTAAAGATTGTACTGAATGGTTAAATAAAATAGAAAAGAAAATTCATATATATGATAAGTCTTTAAATGCAGACAAACTCTATGCTATCCTAATGAAGAAGCTAGAAGAGTTTGGAAGATTTGAAGAAACTGAAAGTAGAAAAATTTATAAACCTCACAATCCTGACTTACTTTATGAAGTAGTAATTGATCATGTTGGACTTCTCCGTCCTTCTAATGGTCATAACAAGAAAGGTGAAATTGATACTACTGTCGCTTATTTAGTAACACTCAGAAATATGTGTGGAATATCTCCGACTTTAATTCAGCAAATCAATAGAGAACAAAGTAATATTGAGAGATTTAAAGCAGGAAGAACTGGAATTCAATTATCTGATTTAAAAGAAACTGGTGATACTACTGATGCAGCAGAAGTTGTTATTGCTCTATATGGTCCAAATAGAGACAAGCTTAATACATATCGAGGATATGACGTTAAAACACTTGGTGACCACATAAGAATGGTTCAAATTCTAAAGACACGATTTGGTACTGCAGATATTGAAGTAGCTGTAAACTATCATGGAGATGTCAATGAATGGTGTGAACTTCCTTTACCTAATGAAATCTACGATTATGAAAAATATTTGACACCTGATTATATTATTAATAATAAGGGAGATGAGGAAGAGATAGAAGAAGATAATTCTAATGATAGTACATTTAAATTAATAATTTAATGGCTTGTAGTACGCTTTGTATATATGGAGAGTCTGGAACTGGTAAATCTACTAGTTTACGTAATTTAGATCCTAAAACGACCTTTATTATTAGTACAACTGGTAAACCTTTGCCATTTAGAGCTTGGAAAAAGAAATATATTCCTTTTAATATCGATAAAGATACAAAGGAACTTTCTGGAAACTATTACATAAGTTCTAATTCCGAAAAGATTCTCAAAATGTTAAAGATTATCAACACTAAAATGCCTCATATTAATGTTGTAGTTATAGATGATATGCAGTATATTCTATCTTATGAGTTTGTAGACAGAGCTACAGAAGTTGGATATACTAAGTTTTCTGAAATTGCTCAGCATTTGATGGAAATCTTGAGATATGCAGAACAAATGAGGGATGATTGTACTATGTGTTTCTTAACTCATAGTGAAAATGTTGGAACTGAGATAGATCCTAAGTATGTTATTAAAACTGTAGGTAAACTGTTGGCTGAAAAGGTAACTTTGGAAGGTCTGTTTACTTATATGTTCTGCACAAAAGTTGAAGAAGGAGACGATGGCAAAATGCAATATAAGCTCATTACTAATAATAATGGACAGTGTTTAGCTAAAACTCCTATGGGTATGTTTGATGACCTAGAGATCGACAATGATTTAAATGAGATACTTAAGGTAATTAAAGAATATGATGAAGAATAATGTTAGAAATACAATCATCTAAAATCGTTTTGACTCTAGTTGATACAGAAACTGGAGAGTTGTTTACTAAAGAAGCTACATTTGGAGAATTTGTAGAAGCTAAGAAAGCCTCAACTACATCTCGTACCAAGAAACCAAAGGATACAGATCCTGTTCCTAAGCTTATTGTACTTGATGGTAAAGTACAACTTAATAACAAGGCAGTTGAATTAACTGGATTTGAGCCAGAAATGAAGATTGCTATTGAATTTGAAAAGAAAGGTAGACAAATTACTCCTATCTTATTTGAAGACGATAACAAGGGTAATAGACTTACAAAGACATATACCATTTCTTGTCGTGGTTCTAAACACGATAATCTTATTGAATATGGTACAGTCTTTGAATTGATTCCATATGAAGGTAAACCTAATTTCTTTAAGTTAAAGGGAGATGCACCCGAAAAGGAAGATGATATTATAGACCTTCCTAAGGAAATAGCTGAGCCTGATGAAATAGAGGATGATATTGAGGAACCAACCTCATTAGATGATTTTGATTTAGAACTCTAAATCTTATAAAAATTAAGTAGATAGTTATATATAAGTAGATATTTTAGAATATAGATGTATATTCTAATTATGTTTAATGTTTTATAACTATATGAATTTTAATTTTTCAAATCTTTCTGAGCAAAATTTCGCCAGTGCTGCTGGTTCTTATCTTCGTCCTTATGGTATTTATAAAGTAACTCTTACTAAAATTGAGAAAACTGAGTTAAAGGGTTCTAAAGATCCTAATGCTGTATATCCTGTTGTTGCTCTTGAATTTACAGGAACAGGAGAAGAGGATAGTAAAGGAGTATTTACAACTAATTTGTTTATTCCTACAACTGAACAAGATATGGAACGTCCTACATTCAAGAATAATGAAGGACATGAATATAATAGACCTTCCAGATTTGAGAATTTCCAATTTACTTTAATGCAAATTGTTCATGCTCTTAATCCGGATGGAGAAGAGAAGATTAAGGCTAATGCTTCCAAGATTAAGAGCATTGACCAATTTATTGACCTTATAATTAAGGCTTTAGCTGGTAAGAATAATGTTGTTACCGAATTAAAGCTTGTTGGTCGCAATAACAATGGAACAATATATGCAGCTCTTCCAAATGCTTGTGGTCTTACTAAGACAGGAGAAGTATTTCCTGTAAACTTTATTGGAAGTAATCTTTCATTCACCAATTATGAGATGAC